CTGTAATTTTCTGGGATTATAGTGACACCTCTGCTCTGACCAGCACTTTTGAAGGAAATAAAAAATATTTCCGAAAAAAGTGTTCGGAATGGCTGTTTGAACGGATTAATACTATATAGAGCAGAAAGTTTATTCGCAGGCTCTTTTATAGCCTGCTCATAACTGTTACAGTACAGTACGCATACTGCTCATTCCTGAGCGGCAAGAGCTGTATCTATAGGGCGGTTGGCACGGGAATAGGACGATATGACATTTCAAAAGGGTGAGGCGCACCATAGAGTCAAGGCTCTAGCCGAGGCAAAGGCTAAGGTCTTAGAGTTAGTGGAGCAAGGGGCAACCCCACACCAAGCTATGGTTGCGGCGGGCAAGAAGCCTGATACGGTAAGACAGTGGATGCTTCGTGACTCCGAGTTCGCAAAGGCTTTAGCCGAAGCGAAGGAGCGAGGGGAATCTACCTCACTGGAGACTTTAGGCGTAGCTAAGGCTGAAGTCCCATTTGCCCAGTTTTCAAAAATATTTTTACAGCAGGAAGTATTCCCCCATCACCAGGACTGGATTGATCTCCTGGAGGGTAGAGACCCTAGCTGGTTACATGAGAGCATGATCTATGAACCCGGCGCTCGGCATAGGTTGCTTGTCAACGTGCCTCCTGAGCATGCCAAGTCTACGGTCATCACGGTCAACTATGCGACCTACCGCATCGCCCTAGACCCTAACGTTCGTATCATCATTGTCTCTAAGACCCTGGTTAAGGCTCGAGAGTTCGTCTATGCTATCAAGCAGCGCTTGTCCCATCCACGATGGATCAAGCTTCAGAACGCCTATGGACCTCAGGGTGGCTATAAAGAAGATTCCGATACCTGGCGTACTGATACAGTCTACCTTGGTAGCGATGCTCGTAACTCAAGCGAAAAGGATCCAACCCTTCAAGCTTTGGGTATGGGTGGTCAGATCTACGGTGCACGTGCAGACCTGATTATCCTTGACGACTGCATTACCACAGCTAACGCCCATGAATGGGAAAAACAGATTAACTGGCTGCAGAAGGAAGTTATCACCCGTCTTGGTAAGAACGGTAAACTCCTAGTAGTTGGGACACGAATTGCTGCTAACGATTTATATAAAGAACTCCGCAACCCAAAGCATTGGTCTGGTGGAAAGAGTCCGTTTACTTACATGGGTATGCCGGCAGTTCTGGAGTTTGCTCAAGACCCAGAAGACTGGAAAACCCTCTGGGCAAAGTCAGATTATCCGTGGGACGGGGATGAAGACCAAGAACCAGATGAGCAGGGTCACTACCCCAAGTGGGATGGCAGAGCTTTATTCACGCGCAGATCTGAAGTCACCCCGTCAACGTGGGCACTTGTCTACCAACAAGAAGACATTCAAGAAGATTCAATATTCTCCCCAGCTGTGGTTCAAGGATCTACAAACGGAGCGCGGCGGGTGGGACCATTAAAGCCAGGAGCTGTAGGACATCCTAACCATGTCGAAGGTTACACGATCATCGGTCTCGATCCAGCCATTGCTGGCAAGACTGCTCTTGTTGCCATTACGTATAATCGTGCCGATGGTAAGATTTATGTGCTTGATTGTCTTAATATGTCTGAGCCTTCTTACCAGAAGATCCGTTCGGCAATTGAAGCGTTCACGGAGAAGTACCACCCACAAGAGTTCCGTATTGAAATTAATGCGTTTCAGAAAGCTTTTGAGCTAGACGACGATCTACGTGGTTGGCTAGCTGGACGTGGCGTAAGACTCTCCTCTCACTTCACAGGCAAGAATAAGTGGGACTCCAACTTTGGTGTGGCATCTATGTCAGCCCTCTTTGGTAGCGTCAGAGATGATAAGCACCAGAAGAACAACCTGATTGAGTTACCTTCTAGCGAAGGCTCTGAAGGAATCAAGGCTCTAGTACAGCAACTCCTTACATGGAAAGCTGATACTAAGGGAGCCACCGATACTGTCATGGCATTATGGTTTGCGGTCATTCGTGCCCGTGAGCTTATCCAGAGCGGTACCCGAGTAACCCCTTATTTAAATAACCGTTGGGCAACACGTGCCCAGATGGAATCAAGATACTCTCTTAACCTTGACGAAGCATTCGCTGAGCAATGGCAAGAGACCTATGGATAGGACTAACTATGCCAAAGCAAAACCCAAGCGCTAACAACGGCGGCGGAGCTCCAATTATTAAAGTTAATAGCAATCCAAATCCAGCGCCTTACAAAAGCAGTGGGGTGAATAGCTATGATGCACATGAGTATCGCGCAACGTATAAATCTGAAGTTGTTGACCCACACTATGGCTATGAATATACAGGACCAGATGTAGTTAAAATTAATACAAACCCATCTCGCGTATCACCTTCTTTATCTCAGCCAGGCAAACTCGGTGGACAACACACCGGCGGACACGCAGGACACTAACTAAAGGATTCTAATGCTAACTATGCCGCAAGTTGTGGCGCGAGTTCAGTCTCTGCGCTACCGTGCTACAAGTCGCGACATGCGAAATGGCGACGTCCAGATGGTTCGTCAGGGTAAGATCTCACAGGTCTACCCTAACTTCTTCCCAGACGGTATTGACCAGAACGTGGTCGCTAACTTTATTGACATTGTCGCTCGCGACCTTGCTGAAGTCATGGCACCACTTCCAACAATTAACTGCTCTGCTGTTAACCAGACTTCAGACCGTGCCCGTACCTTTGCTGATAAGCGTACCCGTATTGCAGCTAACTATTTTAGACATTCAGATTTCCAAGTACAGATGTACAACGGTGCTGATATGTATATCACCTATGGTTTCCTCCCGTTCATTATTGAATTGGATGAAGAAGCAAAGTTGCCGCGTATCCGATTAGAGAACCCAGTGGGTGCTTACCCAGAGTTTGATCGCTATGGAAGATGCACTGCCTTTGTAAAACGATACTCAATGACACTGGGTGAATTAGTTGCTCAGTTCCCAGACTATGATCGTCAGATCCTAGGTCCAGACGGATACAAGCAAGACCTTAATGGGATGATTGAAATGATCCGTTATTACGATAAGGATCAAAGCGTTATATATTTACCTTCACGCTCTAACCTCTTGCTCTCACAGGCAAGTAACCCGCTAGGCAAGATGAATGTCATCATTGCTAAGCGTCCAAGCGTAGACGGTGAACTCCGTGGGCAGTTCGATGATGTGTTGGGCATTCAGTTGCTCCGTAACCGATTTGCTTTGCTAGCTATGGAAGCAGCAGAGAAATCCGTTCAAGCACCAATCGTACTACCTAACGATGTGCAGGAACTTCAACTAGGTGGAGATGCGGTCATCAGAACTGCAAACCCACAAGGTGTACGACGTGTGGAGCTTACGCTGCCACAGGGGGCGTTCACTGAGCAGCAACTTCTAAATGAAGAACTCCGAGTAGGAGCACGCTACCCAGAATCACGTACCGGAAACGTCAAAGCATCCATCGTTACAGGTGAAGGTGTACAAGCACTTCTTGGTGCTTTTGATACCCAGGTGAAATCTGCACAAGCTATCTTTACAACAGCGCTACGAGATGTTATCTCGATCTGTTTTGAGATAGATGAGAAGATCTTCAACGAAGAAAAAACAATCCGCGGCACCGATGCAGGTGCACCATATGCGCTGACCTATACTCCGTCAAAAGATATTAAGGGCGATTACTCAGCCGATGTGCGCTACGGAATGCTCGCAGGATTGAACCCAGCACAAGGCTTGATCTTTATGCTTCAAGCACTTGGTGGCAAACTCATTTCTAAAGATATGGCTATGCGTGAACTACCGTTCAATGTGAACGTCACGCTTGAGCAGGAACGTATTGAGACCGAAGATCTCCGCTCTGCATTGATTGGTTCAATGCAAGCAATGACACAAGCAATTCCTCAAATGGTTATGCAAGGACAGGATCCAACGGATCTAGTCAGCAAACTAGCAGCAGTTATCAAGATGCGCCAAAAGGGCGTTGTCATTGAAGATGCTATCGAGGAAGTGTTTAAGCCAGAGAATCCTCCTGCTGGGGCAGAACAACCGGTTGAACAGCCGCCCGTCCCCGCTGGTCCCGCTGCTCCAGCAGGAGGCGCTGGCGAAGCGCCACAGCCTGGCATGGAAGCTGGACCAGGAATGGTACAACAGAAGCCAGAACTACAAACATTACTGGCAGGACTATCAAGCACAGGCGCAACTAAGAGCAGTGTTAGAACAAGTAATCGTCGCGTTGTAGGTTAGGAGAGATCATGGCAGCTCGTAAGAAGAAAACTGTCATTGATGAGTCCTACTCAAAGCTAGACCTATACGCAATTCAATTAAACGAATACTACAAGTCATTACGTAAAGCAGGTTTCTCTGTAGATAATGCTTTGTGGATTTTAGTTACAAAGGAATCCCATCCAGAATGGATGCAGGAACCTACGTTTAACGATATTAAACAACATATGGAAGACGAGGAAGAATAATGGCAAGAGGCGGCTATCGTCAACCTAACAATCCAGCACCAGTCTCCGGACCAGGAGCGCTATCAAAGCGCACTGATGGTGGTGCTACAGAAGGAATGACCCAACCAGCACAATACATTTCTGGTTTGGGTTATGGAAAAGGCAAAGAAACCTACGACACACAGACTGCTGCGCCTATGCAGGGGAACGATATCCCTGCTATGCCAACACCTCAAGCCGTTCCTCTCTCTGCGCCTACCATGCGTCCAAACGAACCTGTAACTTCAGGTATTGATATGGGACCGGGACCAGGCTCAGAGGCAGTACGTTTGCCTAACATGCAACTGTCCCCATCTCATACGGTCAAACAAATCGCTCAGAATGATCCATCAGGGGAAGCAGAACTTCTTTACAGAGCGCTTATTGACCGAGGACTGTAGTGACAGAACTAGATCCTAACGTAGCTAAACTTTCACCTTCACTTTATTCAGCTGCATATTATGCAGGGCTTAATGGACAGCAGGTTAACACAGTTAATCAGATTGCTGGAACCGTTGCACTCAATAAAGAACTTTCTGGCTTGCCCACAGACAGGGCTAATGCGCGTTGGAAGACACTTGACCCACATGCGCAGGAACAAATCAAAGCCATGTATGGGGACGCTTCTTACATTCCTAAACAACAGGATAACCTTATCTGGCGTGGCATCAAAGATGTAGCCAATATTGGACTAGGTCCTTTTAAAGCAGCTTTTAAAGTAGCAGGAGAATACAACCGTGCAATCAATACTCCGTATCTCGTTCTTCGCGAGATTAGCCAAGGGGCTAACCCTCTTAGTTGGAACGTATACAAGAACGCCTTCGACGGAACAAGTGTATTCGACAACCAAGCGCTAGCATCTTTACACCAGCAGTACGGCAACACAGATACATTTGTTGCTATGAAGACTCTTCAGGGTCTTAAGCCAGGTGAAATTATTGATGCTTATGGTCAAGTCAATGGAGACATTATTAAGTCTCTTACTAAGATGTTCAATGAACCAGATAAGTTCCAGAACATGCTTAATCAATTTAAAGCAGCGCAGATCTCTCCAGGTCGCGACCTTGCTCGCATCATGTTTAATGCTAGCCCAACAGATCACAAACTTTATGGTTCACAGAAGTGGAACAAAGTATCTGGTCTTATTGACGCTGTCTACCAAGTTGTAGTAGATCCACTTACTTGGGTTACTGGTGGTACATCTAAAGCTATTACCCGTGCCGATAAACTATCTGAGCTTCTTGCAAGAGACCCATCAGGGGCAAACATTGCAAAGGTATTTGGACGTAACGATGTCCGAGACACCTGGGATAAAGTAGCTGGTCCACTTGTAAAGAATCTAGCTGAAGCACCAGACCTTAACGCTCGTCGTATTGCTCGCAATGACATTGCTCGTCAGATGCCAGATCTTAACAACGACAGTATCTTGCACTTGCTATCGACTAATAAAGTATTTGATGCTGAGTCAGCTAAAACTTTCTTTGGCAAATCTGAAGCTATGCTTGATTTGCTATCAGGACGCGTTGATGGAACTACGTTCTTTCGCACTGGTATTCCTATTGCTAAGCGTTCAAACCTTGTTACAGCAGGACTCAAGAAATCTGTTAATGACTTCTTTAACGGGGTTGAAGATACTGCTGTAAGCACTGACTTTGTTAATGACTTACACAAAATTGGTATAGCAGCTGACCCTATTCATGAGGCTCAGACTCCTATGCTAGAGGCTGCAACTAAAGAACTTGAGTCGGGTAAGCGCAAGCTTGGTCGCCTTATGGCTCGCTTCCCTGCAGACCGTGAAATTAATATTACAGATGAAGGTGTCCATAAGACACTTCCTCTTGTTAGATCTCTTGCTCGTACCATCTACCCAAAAGCACATGCTGAATTCTTTGCAGAAGCCTTTGCAGACTCCAATGCATATGACCGCGTAATCCTTCTTCGAGGTCTTTACACACAGGTTATGCATAACTTGGGTATGCATGGCAGTGAAAATGGTCAGAACCTTATGCGTCAGATCCTTCAAGAGAAGTTTGCTGATACTACATCGTTCCTTAGCCGTAGTGATTTAGCTGTTCCGCCACAACACGCGAGTTTTTTGAAGTCTCGCGGTATTCTTGAAGAGCAACCAGCACAAGGAATGGGTGGTTTGTTAAAGACTTCTTACGCTGGACCAGTAAACTTCTACAACGGAAAGCCTACTATTGGTAATCTACCATGGGCAGCTAAGCCTGGTGAAGCATCTCTTGCAGATTTTGCTTTTAATAATAGCAAGAGCGTCCAAGGACGCAAGTTAATCGATGCAGTTGGTGGCGCAACACGTAATCAATTCCTTCGTAAGATGGTAAATGGCTGGACTGTGGCAACTTTGTTCCCACGTTTAGGTATCCGTTCTGCACTTGACGAAGCTTTTATGTATTCTATGATGGCTCCAGGTGAGGATCTTTTCAAACTTGGTCTAGGACGCAAACTTCATAATTCTATTATTGCATTTTCTGGCTCAGACAAGGGAATTCCGCCAGTTAAAAAAGCCATCCTTAACTGGATGGATAAAAACCCTGCAAATACAGTAGCCCTTGAAAAGCGTTTTGTTAAGACTACTATCAATGGCGAAGAAAGACTGCGTCTTGAGAGCCGTGAAAATATTGCTACTGAGGTAGTCAAAGCTTTTGACCAGATTATCCCTCAGCACTTGCATGACAAGATGTACCAGGCTATGGTTAACCACCCAGAGATTGCCTCTGCTATGGTCAATTCCATCATTGGTAAGTCTGGTCTAGATCAAGTTGGTATTGTTGGTGGAGATTTAGCTAGCATGATTGTTAGCAACTCGCATTTGACTAATCTTTGGAAAGAACTTGGCTTCAAGCCAACAGGTAAATACCAAGAGTGGCAGGTTGAGGACTTAGCTAAGGTTAATGAGTCAGCAGTTTCTGCAGCTCATTATAAAAACTGGTTTATGCGAATGACTCGCAACTCCCATAACTTTATTGGTGACACAGATGGATACATCCATGCTGGTGAAACTTTTATCCGCAATAATGCATTGCGCACAGGCGAAGATTTTGAACACGCAAGAGACTACATCCTACAAAAGGTTGGCGTCAACCCAGAGACTATGGCTGTATCTAACCCTAAGGCTCTACAGCGTTACCTAGAACAATCACAGCAGACAGCACGTGACTCTATGAACGGCTGGACTGGGGTAGAGACTGCAGTCAAGCGTGTAGAAACCATGCTTTTGGATATGTATAACACATTCCATGGTAGCGGTGTTGCATTTAACGACAGACTCTATGACCATATTCGTGAAACTGCAGACTTCCTTAAGTCTACAGAGGGCATGGGTACACAGAAGTCTATCCGTGAGGCGCTTAACACTGTAGATGGCAAGACATTTGAGGAACTTACCCGTGGATTCCGTCCAGAAGGTAAGATCAATACAGACATTGGCTTCTCAAAGGTAGATTCTAACGAAGGCATGATGCAACAAATAGCCAACTGGGCTGATCATTCAGGATTTGGTAATCCAATGGAATGGATGGACGCACAGAACAACCACTTGTTCCGTCAGCCAGCACTCTGGGCTACCTATGCCAAGCTTCGTGAGCGTTATGACAACCTCGAGAAGAAGTATGAAGAAGAACTCTACCAGACTGGCATGAGCAGGAAACTGGCTACCGAACTAGCTGAAAAGAAGTTCACAGAAGCAGCCATGACCCATGCTGCTAACTATGTTTTAAGGGCTTCT